GGTCACCGAGCTGCGCGTGCACCGGCGCTGAGGCGCCGACGAGTGAGAACGAGACGGAGCGGGCGACGAGAATCGAACTCGCGTCATCAGTTTGGAAAACTGAGCAGGGTTCGACCCATCACCGCAGGTCAGGACCGGAATAGCCGACCAGACCGTCGCGCGAATGGGTTAGTGAAGGGTTAGACCGTGATCCTCGTGACGACGCACTCGCGGTGATGCAGCCGGCCGCGCAGGTAGTGCTGCTCGATCGTGCCGGTGATGCTGAACGCCCGGCCCCGCCAGGTGATGCGCCAGTTGCTCTGGTCGGCCGGGATGATCGTCGAGCGGGTGACGAACAGGTAGGTCGTGGTGATGAGGACGCCTTGCTGGTTTCGCTCTGCCGAGGAGATCGGCACCATCTCGCAGGGGACGTTGATGCCCCGGACGGTCCACACAAGGTCGCCGTAGCTGTTCTTCGTCGAGGACTCGATGAGGCACCGTTCGCGCCGGATCATGCGGCCCTGCCTCGGTAGGCGTTGAGGACGAAGGTCTCGGCGAGCGACCAGCCCTTGAAGCCGCCACGGACGGCCGTCGAGCCGACCTGGGTGTCGAGCTGCTCGGGGTTGGCGACCAGACGCGCGGTCGCCGTGGTGATGACGGCCGCGATGTCGTCGGCGGGCACGGCGCCCGTGAAGCCGTTGCCCCGGCAGTAGGTGCGGGCGAGCGCGGTGACGATGACGACGTGCTGACCAGCCAAGGCGACCAGGGCCGGGTCGTCGCCGGCGCCGAGGAAGTCCGCGACGGTCTGGCCGGTGGGGGTGGGCATCAGGACTCCTGAGGAAGGCCGGGAGGGTGCAGGCCCTCGGTGTGGACGCAAGGCTGAACGGTGTGCTCCTCGCAGAGCCAGCCGCGCTCCGGCGACCAGACGACGGCCAGCTCGCCTCGGTCGCCGCGAGCTCGGGGCTCCTCGAGCGCGGAGGGACCGGCGACCTCGATCACCGAGACGAAGCCGTCCGCCGAGGGGATCGGCACCTGGGGGTCGACGACGGCCAGGGTGCCCACGTGAGCGGTCATGATGCCGCCCCCGGCAGCACGCTGGGCCAGGCGTCGTCGGTGATGAAGCTGACCAGGAAGTACGCGGCGGCGTCCCCGCTGTTCCATGCCGACACCCCGCCATTGAGGGCGCTGGTGAGCGCTCCGGGGTTGGTGCCGCCCGAGGACATGTAGCGGACCAGCGGAGTCTCCACCTCCGCCATGTGGCTGGACGGCGCGAAGCCGGCCGGGAGGGCGATGAACGGCTCGCTGGGCGGGTTCGAGACCGCCTGGAAGTGCTTGATGACGACGGTGACCGCAGATCCGATACGTCGCAGCTTGAGGTATCCGGCGAAGCCCGCTCGGCGGCTCCACCCTGACCCCAGGGCGCCGGAGGTCATGGCCGAGGTCGACCACGTTGCCAGCGTCCGCCAGCCGGTGTCTTGCGACGTCGCGCTCGTACCGGCAGGACCCTGCGGACCAGTGGCGCCAGCAGGACCCTGCGGACCAGTGGCGCCAGCAGGACCCTGTGACCCAGCAGGCCCCACGAGACCGGCGTCACCGCTCGCGCCAGTGGCTCCGGCAGGCCCCTGTGGCCCGCCGGGACCTGCTGGACTGGTAGGCCCCTCGGGTCCCGGAGAGCCCGTCCCGCCGGAGCCGTCCGGCGGCCCAAGGTATAGCCCGTACTCGCCGGCGGGAACGTCGTCGCCGAGGTCGATGATGCCCTTCACCGGCCCGGCTCAGATCGTGATGCCGTCGAGGCTGACCACGGCCTGCGCATTGGCCGGCCCGGCGTCGTAGCGAGCCACGACGCGGATCGCCTGCTGGTCGAAGTCACCGAAGGTCTGGTCGAGGATCTTCACCGAGGGAGCGACGTCGCGAGCAACGACGATCTGGGAGAAGTCGACCAGGCCGACCCGAGCGGTCGGCGTGACGGCCGTCGTGTCGGGCACCCGGCCGGTGACGATGACCTTGTGGCCGAACAGGGTGAAGCCGCCTGCCTTGGTCGGGTCGGGCTGGAGCTGGTAGCGCTGCGCTCCGTCCTTGACCTTGCGTAGCTTGGTGAACTCGCGGGGCCGCATGACCCAGGTCAGCGCGTCCATGTTGACGTTCGCGGCCAGGGCCAGGCCCTCGGCGTCGATCAGGGCGTCGAGGGTCAGCGGTCCACCGACCGCGAGGTGCTGAATCCCCGCGTAGGCGAACAGGCCCTTGGGCTTCGTGATCCCGTCGCCGCCTGCGCCGAGAAGCTGGGCGTCGATGGTGTCGGCGACGTCCTTGACGAGCCGGCTCTTGAGCGCGGCGTCGAGGGCAATGACGGACTGGCGGGCCAGCTCGTTGGAGAACCGGGTGAGCACCTTGACGCTCTTCATGGTCGAGGGCAGCAGGTTCAGCTCGTCGAAGTCGGGGTCTTCGTCAAGGATCTGCTCGTTCTGGCCGTACCAGTCGGGCGTGGTCGGCGCACCGGACTTCGGCATCCGCAGCGGGCCGGCGGTGTCCACGATGCGCGGACCAGCGGCGAGGAACGTGCTCGCGGCCGCGAGCGGCTGCACGAGAACGGCGATGACCTGCTCGGCGGTGAGCTCGGTCGCGTTGGTGGTCGAGTCGAGAGCCATGATGTGCCTCCAAGGGGCGTCGATGCGGCGGGATGGTCACGCGGGGCATCAGGCCCTTGGTGTGGTGCGGGAGGCGAGCGCCAGGCTCACCTCGTGGTCGAAGGCTAGCAGAAACCCTCGACCACAAGTTGAGGGTTGCCTACCACCAGAGGAGACCGCCCTTGCTCGGCGGCTCCTTGCCCTCGGGGTCGACCCGGTCAAGGCGCTCGACAAGGTGCCGGACTTGACGCTCGAGCTCGTCGACCTGCCGACGCAACTCTCTGATGTCGCTGGATTCGCTCATGGGTGTCGAGCCTATGCGCGACCGGCGAGGAGGCCGGCCAGGGAGACCTCGGTCTTGGGTGTGCCGGCGCCCTGCCCGATGTCGTCCTTGACCCGACGCGAAGCCAGGTGCGGCTTGCTGGTCAGCAGCGTGTCGATCGCGGTACTGAGCGCGGCCTCGTCGTCGAGATGGGCGGCGTCGAAGGGCAGGTCGCTGGGGTCAGCGAGCCGACCAGTGCCTGCAACGACCAGAGCGTGCAGTCGCTGCTGCAACGGCTCGAGCGCCTCGGCGGCGGCCTTGGCCTTGGTGCGGTGCTCGGCGGACTCGGTACGCAGGCGCTCGACGTAGGTGCGGGGAAAGGTGTCGCCGTCCTCGTCGATCTCCTGCTGCTGGTCGTCGGGCATTGGATCTCCTAGGTGACGTAGCGGTCGTAGAGGTCGTCGAGGAGCTGCTGGTCCTCGCCGCTCAGGGGATGCCGACCAAGGCGGTCGGTGGTCGGGACAGGGACACAGCGGCAGCCCGTGTGACGGTGCATCGGCTGGTCGATCTCGTAGACGTACCCCTCTTTCCAGAGCCAGAAGCACAGCTCGCAGCAGTCAGGGTTGATGCCTCGCCGGTAGCCGGTGACACCGCTGTCGGCGAGGCGTATGCCGTCCTGGAAGCCACGCTGCGCGGCGGCGACCGGCTCGTCGACGGCCAGGCGCTCAAGCCGGGCCGAGGCGTCGTCCTGCGAGGCCAGCGTCTTGACGGCCTTGGTCAGCCGCTCCCTCAGCTCGGCCTCACGCTGGGCGACGTCGATAACCGGGCCAGGCTTGGGCGCCGTGGTCGAGCGCTGCTCGAAGGTGCGCGGCGCCGGGCGTCGAGGAATGTCGTCGGTGGGCAGGATCGGGCCGCCGTCGACCGGCTGAGCGACGGAGCCGTAGGCGCGGCCCCAGGACTCGGCCTGTAGCGCTGCGCTGGTGAGGATGCCGACCAGGAGGTCGATCCACTCGGCCTCGGGCAGCTCGGGGCGCAGGAGCCACCCGGCCAACGCGGCGGCAGCGGTCTGCGCCCCGAGGTCGTCGAGGGTCTCGTAGGTGAAGTCCTGCGTCACGCGGTCGCCTTCGGCGTGAGGATCAGCTTGTCCAAGCTCTCGGCGCGACGGGCGACGCGGATCTCAGCGATCTGGTCGGCGTCGTAACCGAGCCGGGCAAGGGCGTAGTCGGTGGGCAGCAGACCCTCAGCGTGCAGCTTGACCACGGCATCGGCCTCTTGTGCCACCGACCGGGTTGCCGGGTCGGCCCAGCGGACAGCCACCTCATGGGCGTCGGGATCGGTGTCGGTGCGGATGCCGACCATGAGCCGGCCGATGGCCTCCACCGGGCGGCCGAAGAGCGACTGCTTGGCCTCTGCGCGGGCAGCGAGCGCAGCCTCAGCGGCGCGCAGCCCGTCAGCGCCTGGCGACTGCCCGGTGAGGGAGCCGAGGTAGTGCGCGGGCAACGCAGAGACGGCCATGATCTGCGAGGTGAGAATCTTCGTCGCAGCCTCATAGGAAGCGAGGTCAGCGGCCGGCAAGGAGCCGAACCGGGCTTCGACGGCCTCCGAGATCATCATGCGGTCGCCCTCGGGGAACGGATTCTTGGGATTACCGTCGTCGTCGGTCTCCAATTCCACGCCAGTGGCCCAGCGGCGCGGCCGGGCGTAATACTCGCTGCCCACCATAAGGTCGGCCAGGATCTTGTTCAGCGCGTCGACCAGCGGCTTGAGATCCTCGATCTCGGAGACGCCGGGGCCGAGAAGTCGCGTCGCATTGCGAAACTCGACGACCGGGACGACGCCGAGCGGATTCTTGACGTGACTGCCTTCACGCCAGCCGGCAGCGGCGTTCTCGCCGTCCGCGGTGAAAGGAATCACCGCATCGGGCAGATAAAGACGCGCCTGCGTCATTCCCCCGACCGACCAGCGCTTGAATGCCGCCGTCGTCTCGCGGCTGCCGGGGTCGACGTCGAGGATGACCTGCGATGCCGACTCGATGCTCACCTTCGGCGCAGCGCGGCCGGTGCGGTCCCAGACGATGGCATACGAGGAGCCCAGACCGAGCGCCTCACGGAAAGCCAACGGCAGGAGCTGATCGAGATCGTTTCGCTGGAAGTCGCCCCACAGTGCGGCGTCCTTACGGCCCCCCAGGGACATGTCGGTGACGCGCAGTCGCTCCGCAATAGCGGTCACCTGCACGGCCGGAATGTTCGATGCCATTCGCGACAGCTTCACCGCGCTGCGAGCGGTCGCGGACAGGAACGAAAGCGGCTGGTTACCGGAGAGGTAGCGCTCGTTCTGAGAGATGACTGCGGCGCGCTCGTCGAGCGACTGGCTGAGGCCCTTGATCTGATCTGCAACGCTCACGACGCAAAACTTCCCGTCTTTGCTGGTTTCTGCATATGGAATGCCGCGCGGTCTACGGCAACAATAGCCGCCACGGCGCTATCGATCTTGCGCGCCGAGCCTTTCTTGTCCTTGGAGATCAGGTCGCCCAGATTCGTGTTCTTCGCCACCGCGTTATTGAAGTGCGCCGTCATCCTCGGGTCGCCGTCGTGCTCGATGCCGCCCGTCACCGCAAGCTGATACAGCCGATCGGTGGCCGGCGCCATCCGGGCGGCGTGGGCGGTGTTCCACTCGAGGACGCGGCGTTCGCCGTGACGCTTGGCCCACGACTCGATCTCGGAGCGCCATCCCCAAGGGTCGCAAGCCATCTCCACGACGCTGTACCGGCTGAACGCCTCCTTGACGGCCTTGTCGACCGCCTCGCGAGGCACCCGCCAGCCCGGCTTTCCCGGAGACGGGTTCTCCCACAAGCCCACGACGAAGACATAGGGCGTGGCCCCTACCGTGCAGCCGACCAGAGCGGTGCTGTCGCCACTGGCGCTCCCGTCGAACGCGAGGGTGACCTTCTCCCGCTTGCCGACCAGGTGCGGTCGCTCTAGCGGTGCCCAGGTGCCGAAGGGGAGCCACGTGTGCTCGGGGCCGACCCACTGGCCCAGCCGGTAGCGCCGGAACGCCTCCTCGCGGATCGTCCTCTTCTGCGAGCGCAGCGCGTCGATTGCGAGGAAGTCGCCGAGAGCGGGGTTGCCGAGCGCCCACGCCTGCTCGTCGTCGAGGTCGCACCCGGCCGGGGCGCTGTGCTCGATGTAGACGAACTCGAGCGGGTCGGTGCCCTCGCGGCCCCACTCGACCAGCTTCCACATGATCGACTCGGTGTTGTCGGCTGGCGTGGAGATCGCCAGGGTGAGCGACTGCTCGCGCTTGCCCGCGGCCGAGGTCACGGCCTCCCAAACCTTCTCAGTGACGACGTGCAGCTCGTCGACGATCATCAACGTCGGGTCCCACCCCTGCAGCGCGCCCTCGTCGGCGGGCAGGGCACGCATCTCGGAGTCGGTCGCCGGGACATGGACCCGATCCGCGTAGACGTGCGTCTGTTCGGCGAGCCTCGGAGAGAGCTCGATCATCCGCCGAGCTGCGCGCAGAACGTGGCCGGCCTGCCGCTCGTCGGACGCCACCACGAGCACCTGTGCACCCTCCTGTTCGTCGGCGTAGAGGCAGTAGAGGGCCACCACGGCGGCGAGCGCGGTCTTGCCGTTGCCGCGGGGCAGAGAGATCAAGCCCTGACGCGGCCGGACGTCGCTCGGGAAGAACTGCTTGACGATCTCGACCTGCCAGTCACGCAGCCGGAACTTCGACTTGGCCCCGACGCCCTTGGGCACGACGAGGAACTCGTGAGCGAACCAGACCACCCTCTGCCAGCCGCGAGGAGGCGCTCCGGTGAAGTCGAGCGGCGGCGCCGTGATCTCACTCTTGGGGCCGGGCTTACCCATCGGCCGACCAGGGTGATGCAGTGATGTGATGCACGATGCGATGCAGGCCCCTCCCTAGGGGTCGGGGCCGCTGCATCACGGAGCATCCGAGTTGCATCAACGCTGCATCATTTGCATCACGTAGGCCCCTGACGCGAAGATTCCCTCGTGTTGGGGGTGGTGGTGTCTCAGTTGGCGGTGTCGAGGGTGACGGTGTAGCCCATGGCTTCGAGTTGGTGGATGGCGCGGTTCTTGGCGCGGGTGGGGTTCAGCCT